TCTTTCTGTACATGACCAAAAATATGCATGGGTATCTTTATTCTCAAATTCGGTAACTTTATTTCTTGTTAATGTTTCAGTATAAAATTTTCCATTTGGTAAAACATTGAAACCATAAATATCATTTATCCACTTTTTCATTTTAAATAGTATTAATATATGATATTACTGATTCATTACTTAAATTAAATTCTTTTTCTCCAATTGTTTCCACCATTTTATCTAATGTTAAATCACAATATTCATCAATCCAATCACCGATAAAATATAATTTTCTACTATTTTGAATTACACCAAACATAATAGGATCTTTAGATCTAGCAGCATCAACTTTTTCTTTTTCTGTTAAATCTGTCGAATTATTAAATGGGTCAAAATGTAAGATTACATAATTATCAAATATTTTTATTTGGTCTGTGGAATCTTTTAATTTAATTACATCACTAGGAATAACTCGTATGTAATTTTCCAAATAAGTTAATTTTAGATTTTTCTTCTTATCTACATTTTTATATAATTTTACAACCTGTTCCTCGGTTACATATTTGGTTATACCATTTTCTATTAATCTACATTCGGATGATATGACATCTTTCATTTTAAGAAGTTTTTCTACTAATGATTGTTGTCCGTTCTTTCTAGCTTCAATGAGAACAGTTTCATATTTTTTCAAAATATCCAACGTAGTTGATATTTCCATTTTAGAATCTTTAATTGTCTTAAAGAAATCCTCAATTGTATATGTGTATTTTTCTAAAACTTCTTTTGTCTTACCTTTGACAAATAAGGAAGTAAAATAAATAAAAACATAATATTTCACCTTTGTAAAAAGTGATACATCATATTTATCCATTTCTCTTTTAAGATATTGAAGATAATCAAGGGATCTTTTTCTAAATTCAACAATAACATCATTTGAATTGAAACTAATACCACTAACACCATTGTTCCAATTCACTGGAATACTATCATTATCATCAAATTGGGTTTTATTATCGGAATTTTTTTCGGGTTTCTTCCATTTAGGAAGATTTTGATCTATTTTGAAGAAATCAAAAATAGCAAGTTTATCACCATTTAACATAATACTGTTTTTAAGATTAATACTACAATATTATATAACTAAAAATAGGATAAGTTTTATTATTCTGGTTGGAAATCTTCACCATTGTTTTGATTCACCGCTTTTCCGGGGTTATTTAAACGGTCCAATGGTTTAATATAATTCTGTACAAGAATATCACCATGTTTTGATATAAGTTCATCTACAGTCTTTTGAATATCACCATTATTTTTATCAATTGTAGATTTGATAGTTTTTGTTTTTCCAAAAAATTTATCAGCTACTTTAACAGCATCTTCTAATTCATAATTATCACTTACCTTCTTCAATAATGGTAAAATCTTTTCTTGAAAAGCATTTTGAACTAGTTGAAAATTGTTTTCTTTTTCTTTACCATCCTTTGTTGATCTGTCATATTGGGTGATGTCTTGTGTCACCATATCAACTGGATATCTATCATTGGTATAGTCTGCTGTTTCGAAAAGATTAAATGTAAGTAAGTGTTTGAATTTTTTCATATAGAAGTTTAATTTCTTCTATATATTAAAAACCAATTCTACCTTTTCAATTTTTCTAAAATATCCATTTTATTATTTGGAAATATTATTATAAATGCTTCTATTGGTGAATATCTATTATCACCCCTTAAATTCGAATCTTTTTTTAATTTGGATATATCAAAATTTTCAGTTATTATTTCATCTGATGTTATTATACACGGACAACATCTAAAATCTAATTTCATCGGTCTTTTTGTATATCCGATTGATACCAAATCATTGTAAATGTTAGAGTTAATATTTAATTTCTCTTTTGATTCTCTTGTACTATAATAATATAACCATTGTAATTCAATGTCAATAAGTTTATTTAATTCTTCTAATGTCATGTATTCAAAATATTTTCAATTTCATCTTTTGTTAATTGACTTTCCAATTGATTCATTAAATTAGAATACAATTTATCCATTTCTATTAATCTAGGTGAACCCGTTTCATAAGAATCCTCTATGGATTGAAGTGCACAACCTATAAACCATCTGACATTTTTAATCACATCAGCATCTGTTTTTCCATGTTTTTCTGAAACAGAATCAAAATTATTATCCTGATCAAAAACCAGAACAATTTTTTTACTTTCGTTAAATTTATTTTCCATTATATTCGAGATTTTATATTATATAAAGCTAAAGCCAAAAGGGTTTTACCATCTTCAATACCAATATTTTGAATATCACTTTTTTCAACTTCAATTACTTCAATATCTTCATTTTCAGTTTCTACACCACCACCATTAGATATTTTTTTAGAAACAGAAGCAAAGAACAAATGTATCTTTTCATTTGTTTTACCGGGTGTTGTATAAAATGGATCACATATATCAACTAAATGATCCACTTCATAACCAATTTCTTCACCAATCTCTTTAACCATTGTTTCCATTGGTGTTAAACCGTTATCATCAAGTAGTCCCGCAACCAATTCAATTACATCCTTTCGGGGACCGGGTCTGAACTGTTTCACAAAAATATATTTATGTGTTTCTGTATTATAAACTAATGCGGCAACAGCATCCTTACCTTCCAACCAATCCCTTGTGTATGTTTTACCTTTGTTTTCTATATGAAGTCTATTAACTTCAAAATAACCTTTGTATAAATTTTCTTTTTCTAATATTTTCATATTTCGTAATTTTCAAAATTAAAATTCCAATTAAATCTATTTTTTTCAATATCAAATTCACTTATTAAGTCATTGAGTATCTTAAACTTATAAAATTTTACCCAAGTATCATCTGATTCATCATCCATGATATAAATGTTTGATACTGTTTTACTTTTAGTATAATATCTGAATGAAAGTTTTAACCAATCGTTTAATTGGAAAAAATGTTCAACATATCTTTTATCAAAATGTGAATTGGAATCTATTTCATAATCATAATCATATCCACGATAAGACGAATTGAATTCATCTTTTAAATATTCATCTGTAAATTTTACTGGTAATTCATTCATAATTATCTATTTTGATTTTTATCAGTTTAGTATTCAAATAATTCCAACATAAAGGAGAAGTTTCTTTCATATTAGATATTTTCCCTTTCCCGAAAGGCATCAATGATGAATATTTAATACCTTTATATTTACCAGTCTTTAGAACATTTATAATTTGATTGATTTCATCATCTATAATTGATTTATATTCATCAAACATAGAATCTTTCCACTGGGTTCGTTTATCATCAACCGTAGTTGTTATTGGATAAGAATTTTCCAAACCTCTAATAACCGCTTGTGTCATTGTAGGATGTTTCAATATTTTATTTTTCCCATATTTATTTTTATACCAACCATCTTGAATGGGAATTTTACCAGATGTTCTTCCGGAATTATCAGTAAAAAGATAAATATATTCTATATCTTTTTCAACTAAATTCCTATTAAAATAAGTCAATAACGGAATTATTTTAAGATTAATCTTTTCACTCATAAAGTAAAGGTATGAAATATTATGAAAATAAAAAAATTACATGGATGATAATCTATCAAATTCCATTCTAGCTTTTTTAACATTCCAGAAGAAATCTTTACATTCTTGATTCTTTGGATCTTTTAATAAAATATGGACAGTATTTTTGATACCATTATGTGATAACATTATTCTTCCAATTTCCTCTATATTATTTTCAGCTTTTGATAATTTATTAAAAAATGGATATAAAACATCTTCAACCAATTTATAAGTATAATGATTTGTAAATAAGAAAGTTTGAAATGTATCTATAACTTCATTTATCTCTTTTTCAACATATTCGGTCCTACCAACATTATCTTTAATATCAATATATTTCAACCATAGTCTATTAAATTCTTTAAGAAGTTCGATAAATCCTTTTCCAACCATTGATATTTCTGGACCACCTACTAATTTTTTCTTATATGTTTCATAACGACCATCTGTTAATACAAATTGTTCAGCTGTCATCAAATACTTTTTATAACCAGATTCCTTTCCACCATCACAATTTAATTGTAATTTTGGATTTCCACCATATTCAAGAAATTTTTTAATTGATAATACTTGTTCTTCACGTTCCTTTTCACTTTCCATTTCATAAATATAATGATTACCCCAAGTGCAAACTGAAATGTATTTTTCTCTTGGTACTTTATATTTGTCATAAAATACATCATATAAAACTTCATATCCTCTACGATGTTCATCATTCATGTTTATTGGTATGATATGATTTGAATCCAAAGATATTAGTACATATCTAATCCCCAATGCACTTTCTTTGTATTGATCATATAAAGTAAATTTATTGAAATATTTAGTTGATCTCCAATTCTTTGTATTAGACATATCACCTTCAATGACATAATATTTCCTGATTTGTTCTGGGATTTCAAACTTTTGTGTTTGTGTATCTTCAAATATTTTAAGTTTAGTTATCATTTTATTATTTCTATTTTTATATTGGGTATTAATTTATTTAATTTTTTTATTTTATCAAAAATATATTTTCTACCTTCATGTTCTTCTTGAACTAGTCTATCGTAATTTACAATTTGAATTCCTATTATATATTTCTTGATACCGAAAATACAATCATCCAAACTATCTTTTTCTGATTTAAAATTACATTCAATTCTTTCTTCGGCTTCTTTTTTATAATATTGACTATATAAAAAGGGTTCGAATTTAAATTTATCACTCATTTTATTACCATCGAAAATAATAAGTATTGTTCTATTAGCATAATTCAATCTTTTGTTTCTAGAAAAAGAAATATAACCCATAGCTGACCACATTCTATCTTGTTCTAAAATTTTTCCCAATGAATAAAAGTTTGTCCAATGATATAGGATACCAACTTGTTTAGCTTCAAATATTTTATATTCGGTTATCATTATGCGTAAAACACTTTATTTTTAATATCTGATATATCTATATTTTGATCATTTATTTCTATTGATATTATTGTTAATGGAGTATTTTTAAATAAACGAATTTCTTTTTCTTCTGAGTAATTGGGGTGTATATTTTGATAAATTGTATCATCCCAGTTGACATGGTTTTCATTCACTTCTGATTCTATTCTTACTATGTTCTTTTTATCATAATCCCCCCAATGTGTTTCCGCTGAACCATATTCCCAACTCCAATATATTCCCAATCTCTTACCTTGTGTTTTTAGATGATTCAACCAATTATCATCAACAGTCATTGCTCTATAAATTGCTATTTTACCATTTTTTTCGAAATATAGATTATTATAAAATTCATCGAAATTTTCTTTTAGAATATCTTTTAAATATTCCTCAAATTCTTCACTTTTTTCAATTTCATCCCTATCATCATCGTTTAAATTATTTCTTTCAATATAATCATCTAAATAATTATCAACACAATCTTCTTTTTTAAATTTTTTCATGAATTCATTATTTAAAATATTAGATGAACCATCATAAAATGAAGATTCGTTGATTAAAGTAGATTCAAACAATTTAAATTCAGTTATCATTTTGTTTTCTTTAAAATATATAAATTGATGATCACCATCAACAGTTTTTGCACCATATTTTTTATATATTTTTGGAACTTGTTTATGATTTGATCTGTTTGGTAAATAAGAATAAATACCACTAATATCTTCATTGGAAAAATCAATTAAAGCTTGATATAATTTATTACCATATCCTTTTCCTCTATGTGATGGATCGATGTGAATAATATCTATTTTTAAAAATTTCTTTCCACTATTATTTATTGTAGATGTTTGTAAATATCCACATTTTTTCCATTTATTTTCTTTTTCCTTATACCATAGTGTAATATATTCAGCGTCTTTTGGATTATTAACAGCAATTCTATAATCATCATATTCATAGACTATATTTTTACCATGTTCATCAACGAATAATACTTTCCTATTTTTATCTGGTATAACATTTTCGTTAAGCATATACTTCTTTCTCTTTTTTCTCACCTATGTTAATAAGATATCTTTTTCCGTATTTATCATTCTTCAAATGATTATCATCCATCAAAGGGATTAAATTATTTTCATCAAAGAAATTGAGTGTTTTTTCTTCACCTAATAATCTTTCTGTGATAGCCCATATAAATCTAATCTTTACTTCTTTATCTTCAGTTAATTTTCTCACTTTTGGATAAATTTCTTTAAATTTTTCTTCAGATACATTATTTTGTATAAACAAAACCCAATTACCATTATCTACATACATCCAACAACTTCTATGACCAATATCATCAGCAATATAATCTTTTTCAGTTATTTCTTTATAAACTAATTTATCTCTTAAATCAATTAATTTATATTCAGTATCGACAATCTTTGATAAAATATCCTTGGCTTTACTTTCATTGTAAGTATTAAAAATGAAATTAATTATATTTTTAATTCTTACATCATATCCATATCCATCTTTATAAGCTAAATCATAGATTTTATCTAAATCATCCTTTTTTAAATGTGTCCACTTTAAAAAATATGTATTTTGTGAATTATTATCAACCAATTCATATCTATCATCATATCTTTTATAAACAAATCCGTATATTTTGGAATAATCTATTGTTTTTGTATCGGATTTTTTACCTTTCCCCATTTTAACATCAATTAAATCCTTAATATTGGTTACTTTATATTTAATCATTTCATCAGAAAGAAGTTTCAAAATTTCATAATTTATTTCGGATTTTCTTGATGATTTACCAAGTCCATGTATATCTGAATTAAAAACATAAACAAATTCTCTATCATCCCACTCTGATTTTTGTTGAATACTCCATATTAATGAATTTATTTCATCTTCTGTAATATTTTTTAATTTTTCCGCACCTAGTTTTATAAATTTATCATAATATTTTTGAATCTCTTTTCTCAAATATTCTTTATCATTTACTTTATCACCCATTAATAATACGGTTATAACTCTATTCAATAAACGAAAATCTAATTGTTCAAAATATGTATCATTACCAAAATCTTTATCTGGTTCATAAGATGGATTATAATCAAAAATTGATATCCATTTTTTACCCAAATTAAAATCTTTTACTGATTCAAATATTCTAACTTTTTTAAGTAATGGAGAATTAATTTTTTTCATTTCAACGACATGTACTTTCAAAGTATTATTATATGATTCATTCCATTTATCTTTATCTACATCTGGAATCATAATATCAATCCATTTAATATATTTATCTAAATTTGACATATATGGATCATTACTAAAAATTCTATCTTCATATTCATCTGATTCAGTTCTTCTTTTTGAAGAATAACCCGGACCCTTTTCTTTTTCATCTTTACTAAAATCCCATTGCCAATAATCTATTGATTTCCCTTTATATTTCGTTTTCAATGCTTTACCATCAAATTCAATAGTAACATTAGAATTTTTTGAATATCCCAATTTAAGATTTTTGGTTCTACCTAATGATAAAAAATATGGTTTTTTACTATACATATCAGCACCCGTCCCCATTGAAGTACTTAATAATATTTTCCCTGTTTTAAGAATATTATATAGGGAACCGATGTATGTTCTATGATATACAACATCGGTTATATTCGTTTCATTTAAAAATGTATCAAATTTTGTTATCATATATTCTTTGGTTCACCAATAAGTATTTTTATATGAGGTTTACCAGCTATCATTCTTACATACCAAGAATTACCAGCGGCATTGTCATCATAAGGATTTTTCCCTTTCCAATCAACTGTTTTCCCTAAAACCTTTTCCACATCTTCTTTATTATTAACTTCTGGACAATTATATTTACGAAGTAAAATTTCAGCCACTTTACCTGATGTTTCAGCGTAAAAACCCAATGTTTTTAATTGTTCACCATATCTATTGAAAAAAGTAGATTTTGAATCTTTTTCACCATCATGACCCAAACCAGAAAATTTTATACCATATCTTGTTTTTTGACCAAACATAATGATGTCAAAATCTTCTGTTCCGTGTATATCTATACCTTCCCAAAAAGTCCAATCTGGATCTGAAAAAATATCTTTTGGTTCTTTAATTTTAGAATGACCACCAATTTCATGATAAGCGGTGGAAATAAGTCCGAAGAATTCATTTGCTAATTCCGGATATTTCTGAGCATCAAAAGTAATAGGTACACCCCTTTTTGGTTTAAAAATATCACCACTACTTTCCATTAACCAGTCCCTAAAATTTTTAATCATTTAGTTATCTTTTACTTTTTGATATATTTATTTTAAGACTTTCGTTATCTAAAAATAATTCATATGTTTGTCCACTTTTATTTAAGTGTTGTTCCAATATTGACATTACATAATCTTTTAAAATAGTAGGTGAATTACATTCACTATTCCTAAATTCGAAATTGACGGTAATACTACCTGTTGTGTCATATTTTTGAATGTATGATTCATTTGCAACTTCACTAAATTTTTCCATTCTTTTTAGGGTTGTTTTTTCTTATATATTAAATTCTGAAAACAATATATAGGTATGTATGATAACAGATTTTAAATTATTTGAATTCCAACTTAGAGATTTAACATCTCCAAATTCTTACGTTCAATCCCCCGAAAAATTTTTTGATGAAAAATTAATTACAAAAATTTATATACCCACAGGTGGTGGATATGTGGAAGAATTAAGATTTGACTATAATGATCGACCGGATCATAGTATTTATAATAAAATTAAAGAAAGAACTCATTTGAAAAGTATTTCGGAATTTAATAGTATGATGGAAAAAACAATTAAACAAATTATACCGTCAAAATTCAAAGAAATCGATAAAAAAGGTTGTTATGTTTTAAATCTTTTGGAAAATAAATTTTATATAATTATTGAAATAGATCCAAATGCTTTAATAGATGGTTATTTTATAAAGTATGGAAGAAAGATACCATACCATTCTTATGTTATTACAATTCATAATTATTCAACTTTACAAGATTATAGATACTATAAAATGATAAATATAGACGATAGTTATTTCAATGTATAAAATTTTTTTATATCATAATATAGCCGTATCTTTGTATTATAAAATTCAACAATATGACAGATTTATTAAATAAACCTTTAGTAGAAAAAGTAAGTTTTTTGATTTATAATATTTACGCAGAAAAAGATGATACTTTTACTATTAATGAAAATACCGTTTATCATCATTTTATGGATGATCCAGATATTGACATTATCTTTGAAAAAATAAATAAGTTAATGAAATTGATGGAAACAGAGAAAAAGAACGGAAGATTTGAAGAACTTTTAGACAGAGATTTTGAAACTGATATTTGGTTTACTCTTTAAATATCAACTAATGTGTAATCAAATAAAAAGTAAAGTAATATGATTTCAAGAAAATTCACATCAGAAGAAATTTCAGACATAATTACCAAATTAAAGGTAATATATCCAGATTACGATATAAAACAATGTCAATCCGAACCAAAATTCATCAGGTTTACTAAAATTATGGGTGAACAGAGGGTTGATACTATTCCTGTTTCGGTTGTGTATACCGAAAACGTACACATATTTGAATGTTATATAATGATTAAAAATTTATAATTTATGGAGTCTGATTTTTCATTTTTAGTTTTAAATTGTTGTAAAAGGGTGGTTGAATTTCAATCACCTTTTTATTTTTAAACAAACTAAATGTCAGATAATATTTTATCAATATTTTTATAATCCGTATATTTTATTATCAATAATCTAATATTATTTTCATTACAATATTTTTTTTTAATTGAATCATGTTCCATAGTTTTTTCTAATTTATTATGATTCCAATATTCTGTTTCTATATAATGTTGTTTTCCGTTGTATTCAATACATGTATTCAATTCAGATAAATAAAAATCAAAAGGTAAATATCTTTTATTTTTACAATCTTTGAACTTTTTTTGTCTTTCATATCTAATGAAATTTTTTATCAAAAATTGTTCTATTTTTGTTTCACCTTTAGATGATTTACATTTTGGACATCCTTGTTTTTGAATATAATGACAACCGGCCATTTGTTCAAAAATACCATGTTTCGGACAAATAATTTTCACTTTATTGATAACCAATTTATAATCAACCAAAGAATAATCATATTTATCACCATGAATCAATTTACATTTTTCTATAAATTCATCTTGTGATAATTTCAAATCAGATAACCTATTTTTCAATTTGATTAATCTACATTTTGGACACCCCTGTTTATTAGAAATATGTGAGTTTGGACTTTGTTTAAAAATACCATGTTTCTTGCATATTATTTTTGTTTTTTCGGTCCAACATTTATAATTAGATAATGAATAATCATATTCATCACCATGTACCTTTTTACATTCTTCAATAAATTTATTAGTATCTAAAATTCTTTTATCTATTTGACATTTTGGACATTTAGATTTTAATCCATAATGTGAGTATGGTGTTGTTTCAAATATACCATGTTTTTTACAAATTATTTTTACTTTTATTTTTGCACCTTGATAATTTACTAATGAATAATCATACTCATCACCATGAATTTTTTTACTTAATTCTATAAATTCATAAATTGATTTCTTACTTGTTTTACCCATTATTATAATTTTATTTTTGATACATTTTCACCAATAGAATTAAAATATTCCTTCAATATCCAATTTATTAATGCTGATCTATTAGATGTTTTTTCATCAATGATATTAATAATTTCAGGATCAATTGTCATTGATAATTTTTTTCTTTTAATATTATCATAAACTTTCTTCATATGTTTTTCTATTTATATATTAAATAAATTAGGGTCAAAATAGTATTTTTTACTATTATTTTTAAAAAACTTATGAAAATTTTCATAATATAAGGAAACATGGAAAAAGAAAAGAAAGATAATATTAGTATTTCATTACATCCAGATATTTTAAAAATGGTTGAAAAATACTGTAAAGAAAAAAAAATTAAAAAATCTAAATTTATTGAAACAGTTATTAAAGAACACTTTAAAAAATAATTGCCTATGAATGATAAACAAAGTAGCTAATTGCGGTGACATCCACATACCGAAAAAACTCGAAAGACATATAGAATATAGAGAAGTCTTTGATAAATTTTATCAAAAATTAAAAGAACAAAAACCCGATAGAATAGTTATAACCGGGGATGTTTATAACGACTATATTGACATAGAGGGAGAACCATTAATCCTAGTTGGTGAATTCTTAACCAACCTATCCACTATATCAAAAGTAATTATTATAAAAGGGAATCATGATGTTCGTAAGAAAAATCGTAATCGTATCGATACGATTGAAACAGCAGTTACACTTTTAAATAATCCAAACATCATCTATTATAAAAAGTCAGGTTTTTATGAAGATGAAAACGTGATTTGGGTTGTGTGGGATTATTTGGATAAAATAAATCCTTGGAAAACATTTCCAACAAAAAGGGATCCGAAATTTACATATATTGACCTTTATCATAATCCAGTACAGAATGTAATGTTATGTAATGGTTATGGTTTTAAGAAAAAGAATGTACCAGATATAAAAGACCTTAAAGGTGATATTTCAATGTTAAGTGATATTCATTTACATCAAAGTTTCATGAAAGGTACTAAAGCTTACACATCATCAATGATTCAACAGAATTTCGGTGAGTCACCAGAAGGTCATGGTTATACACTATGGGATATACCGAACAAATCATTCGAATTCATTGAATTAAAAAATAATTATGCTTTAGTTAATTTTGAACTCAAATCACCAGATGATTATGATAATCTACAATTATCGTCTAAATATGTTGTTGACCACAACAAATTTAGAGTAATATGGTCAGATTATGCTGCGAATGTTAATCGTGAAAACGAATTGAAAATAAAAAGACATTTAAAAGAAAAATACAAAGTTGATGATATTCGTTTCCAAAAATTTCCATTCCATACAAAAATAGAAGATTCAAAACTTATATCTGAAGTAATAAATATTAATGATAAACAAGTACAACAAGATGTTATCAGAGAATATTTAAAAAACAATGAATATGATGAAGATTTCATAAAACAAATTATTGAAATTGATGATACTATATATGATAGATTAGAAAAATCTGATGTTGTAAACATCGTATGGGATATTGACAAAGTTTGGTTCAACAACTTTAAATCATATGGTGATGATAATGTATTGGATTTGAGAACCGATGGAATAATTCAAATAAATGGAATAAATCAATTCGGTAAAACTACCATCTTGGATGCTATTTGTTATGTTCTATATGGAAAGACAATAGCAACAATGGGTGGTAAACCTAAACATGGTGATAATCGTTATATAAACAACAAAAGGGATCTAAATTATTGTGATGCTGGTGTTATTCTGGATATAAATGGTGAAAAATTTGTCATTTACAGAAGAACAGATAGAGAATTAAATAAACATGGTGAAATTACAAGTTGTCCAACAATAGTTGATTATTACTATGGTGAAGAAATGGTCGAAGAAAATAAAATGACCGGTGAAAGAGGAACAAAAACACAAAAGATGATTTCTGATGTTTTAGGTGATTTTAAAGACTTCATTCGTTTGGCTTTAACAAATGGTGATAATTTAAATCAACTGTTGTCAATGATACGTTCAGAATTTATTGATAGTATTATTAAAGATGCTGGTTATGAAATTTTTGAATTGAAATTAGAAGAATTCAAAGATTATAAAAAGGAACAAAATTTTGAAAAAATTGTCCTTAATCCACTTTCTGTTGAAGAAACAATAAATGAAAATCAAGAAAAGATAAACGGATTAATAATTGAAGAAAGTGAAACAAATAATTCTATCATAGATATTGATGAAAAAATATCAAAGGGTTTAGCTGTTCAAGAAAAACTCACTCTCAAAGTTCATAAAATTGATGATGATATTATGAACTTAAATCTTGATAAGGTAACATATGATATCGAAACAGATACTAATAAAGTATCTGAAAATCAATCAACTATAACAGAATATAAAGAAATTATAGATGGTTTACCCAGTGAATTCGATTATAGAAAATTCAATGATGAAATAGAAAATAAATCAAAATTTGAAAAAGATTCCCATAAAAAAGAATTAGAAATAGTTGAATGGGAAAGAAAAATGGATGAAAACAATTTCAAAATTGAAAATGTCGATACTGAAATTGAAATGTCAAAGAAGAAGGCAATTAATCGTAAGAAAAATCAAATTGATGAATTAAACAATTCTATTAATAATGATAAAAACAAAATTTCTAGAATTACTAACGAAAAGGAAAGAGATTTAGATAAAACAATTACCAAGTTATATAATGAAATTGGTAAATTAGATAATGAACTAATACAACTAAAACAGAATGGTATAAAGTTTACCAGTGAGTTGAAATCTTATGAATCGGCACGTGATGGTGAAAAATCAAATTGTCCAACCTGTGGTCAGTCTATGTCAAATTGTGATGAAAATCATCTAGGTAAATTGATATTGGAAAAACAAATGGAATTAAAAATTGTTTCTGATGAAGCTAAACCAAAGTTGGCTAGGAAAAAGGAAATACAATCAGAAATTGAAACTTTGAATAATTCAAAGAAAAATATCAATGAATCAATTGAAATTAAATTGGTGTTGGAAAACATTAAGAGTATCAATGAACAAATAAAAAAGATAGAAGAACAAATATCAAATTTCGATATATTCGAAATAAAAGATGAAATAGATACCATTACTAAAAATAAAGATAAAGCAGAAAAGGAAAATAAGGAATTACAAAAGAATATTGATAGTAATACGAATCTTGTAAAGAAACTTAAAAAGGATATTGATGAACTAGAAAAAATTATAGTCGAAAAGAATGTAACCAAAAAGGGAATTGAAAAGAGAAAGGATTACATTATAAAGATGAATAATTTATCATCTACTAACAATGATTTAGAAAAAATCATTTTAAAGAATGAGTCATTAATAAAAGAATATAATAAAAATCTTAAAAAGATAGAAGAAAATAAGGATACAAATAATAAAATCGAACAATCGAAAGTAATTATGAAACAATTAAATGATAATAAAAATGAATTTATTAATCAGAAAATTGTTATAAATAACTCTATTACTCTTCATAAGAAAACTATTAGTGATTTAAAGGAAAGAATGAAAAAATATGAAGAACAACTTCGTAGAGAACAATTATGGGGTACATATATAACCATAATGAGTAGAACCGGATTACCAACATATTTGTTGAAAAAGAATGCAGATCTTCTCAATGGTGAATTATCTACATTGTTATCAAATACCAATTTCAATATGTTCTTTGATGAAGATTTGAATTATAAACTTGAACATAATGGATTACCGGGTGTTATCAACGCAATTGAAAGTTCTGGAATGGAAAGAACTTTCGCCGCTATTGTTTTAAAAACTGTTTTGAGAACTATCAATTTTAAATCGAAACCAAATTTTATATTTTTGGATGAAGTTATCAATCGTTTAGTTGGTGATAGTGTTATAAAATTCGTTGAATTACTTAATACAATAAAGGAAAAAATAAATAAAATAGTTATTATCGAACATGATAATGAAATTATGGCTGATATGATTATTGATGTTAATAAGGATAAAAATGGTGTATCCAGTTTTGAAATAATATAAAAAATAATAAAAATGATTATGGAAGAAAATATTTTAAAAACATTAAAATTTTTTAATGAATTACAATTTTGAAAATAATACAGAAGAATTTCGTGAAGAAATAAAAAAGGGATTGGATAAAATTTGTGAATTCTTTTTAAATGGTAAATTGATTTATGATTATAAAAATGTTTGTGATGATTCAAATAATACTATGTTACTGTGAATAAAGATGGTGAAACTGTTGTTTTACAAACCACAATACTTAAAAAAAATATAGTAGATGGAAGATTTAACAAAGAATTTAGTTAATAGAATTAACAAAGCATCAAATGAAATATCACAAGGTAGTTCAATAAATGGTATACCCATTTATATAGATCCATATTCTGATAAGAATAATATTTTGGTTGGTCGAAAATCGGATCAATCAAAAAAAGCCAATTACATTATAATGAATCCAGAAATATACAATATTTTATTTGAAGAGGAAAAGATTAATCAGGAAAGATATGATAAATTATCAAAAATACTAAATGAAATATTAAATGAATCAAATGATTTATAAAACATCAGAAATTAAATTTAATATATATACATAGCTAAAAAGACATATTTCATAATGAAATTAATAAACAAAGAGGAAGATATAAATAATGTAGATCTTTTCGAATCTAGTTCAAGTAACGATGAACAAATTAAATTGTTATCTGACGAATTGAGATTAGCTGAGGATAAATTTTACAAAGTTTTTGATTTGAATCCTTGTCCAATGGCTATAAGTGATATTAACGAAAATATAATTATTGATGTTAATGATGCTTTTGTGAAAGTTATAGGATTAACATCAAAATTGGAAGTTATCGGAAAAGATATAACAGAAAAAGGATTGAAAATCATTAAAAGAAAAGATAAAGAAGTCATTTTGAAAGAAATATCTGAAACAAATAAATTTAAAAATTATTTCTCTATCGTAAAACCTTTAAGAGGTAAAAAATTTAAAGGTCTCTTTTCTGGCTCACTTATTGAATTGAATGGAAGAAAATGTTTATTTACAATATGTCAGGTTGTAAATAAACAATGTTTTCTTGATTTTATAACATTATTTTAATTATGGAAATACACGATTCTAGAAAAGAAAAAAAGGAACAACAGAAACCATTGATTCAAAATGTTGGTTTTAGAAAACCACCATCATTGAAAATACATGATTCCAGAAATACAAACAAATTTGAAAGACCCACTTTTAAATTAATTTTATTTTACCAAAGAAATCGTAAGATGATAAAATGGATTATTCTTTTTATCTTTATACTATTGATTATTATCTTTCCAGTTTGGTCAGGATCGATGATCGGTACTTGGATAAAGGATTTCTTCGGAACAATAATACATATCGTCAAAACAATTTGAAAATGGAATGATTGGGTATATTTATAAAACCACAAATTTAATAAATAAAAAAATCTATATAGGTCAAACTAAAAGTAATAAATTCAAAAAGAATTATTTCGGTTCAGGAATTATAATAAAAGAATCCTTAAAAAAGTATAATAAAAACAATTTCACCGTTGAAATTTTATCTGAATGTTTCTCAAAATCTGAAATGAATGAAAAGGAAATATATTATATTAATTTATTTAAAAGTAATGATCTAAATATAGGATATAATTTATCAAGTGGGGGCGGGGGATCATTTGGATATAAATTATCTGAAAAAACAAAACAAAAAATAAGTGAAAATCACATTAATGTAAAAGGTGAAAATAATCCTTTTTTTGGAAAAACACATACAATTGAAACTAAAATGAAATTAAGTGTTTATCATTCCGGAAAAACATATTCTGATGATTTCAAAAAGAAAATTAGTGATTCTATGAAAGGTAGAATCCCTTGGAATTTAGGAATCAACCATTCAGAAGAATCAAAAAAGAAAATGAGTCAATCACATACCGGAAAAAAGAATAGTGAATTTCATAATAAAAAAATAAGTGAATCTAAAAAAGGAAAAATACATTCAGAAGAAACTAAGAAAAAAATTGGTGAAAGTAGAAAATTATCTTGGAAAAAATTAAAAAATAACAATGACGAACAAAGGTGAAAGAAACAGAAAAACCAAAATAAAATTTTTGAATAGACTAAGAAAAATGGGTATTTTGGAAAAAAGTGGAGAACCGACAGAAAAACAGTACTGTTATAAAAATCAAGGTAAAAATTGTAGTTGTCATACATGTTCACATGAAAAATATAATAGAAATGTGAAACACAAAAAAAAGAAAGAAGATATATCTGAAGATGAGTAAAGAATTAAACAGAGACCATTATGTTAATGAAATTGGTGTTCTTGAATGGTTATACGATGAAAATAAATTTCAAAAGATACGTTTCGAAAAAGATAAATGTTATCAATATAAATTGAACAATAAATTACACCGATTTAATGGACCAGCAATTGAAAAATTTGATGGTACTCCGGGTGGATATTTCTTGGAAGGTGAAAAGGTAGTTGGGAATATCATGTCAACAATCATAGATATATCGTTATTGATGGAATCTTAAAGGAAATAAAAGAAGAAAGAAACGAGTCGGAACCCGTTTCTTCTTCTTGTCAAACCAAATGAAACCAAAAACTATTTTTAATCGTTAAGACCGGTTAAGTCAGGTGTACCGTCAGCTTTCTTGTGTCGGCCACTATCAACCCACTTGTGAATGATTTTTGCTTTATCAGCGAAGAATTTAATTACATACTTATGATACCTTTCATTTGCCGGATCCATCTTATCAACAAGGAAAAGGATATAACTTGTTACCTCATCATCATTTGAATGTGCTTTGGTACTCTTATTGTTATCATCTTTATCAGGTGATAAAACTTTCAAGAAACTGATGATATTTGTGATTTGTTCCTTGTTTTTATCCTGTAAGAATGTATAAGAACCATTCGTTCCACAAGTCCTAAGATTACTCATCAATTCCATTGTACGTGCCCTGTTAAGGTTTTTTACTTCACTCTTAACATCATCCCAACGATTCACAATATCATTGATACTTATTTTACTTGTTTCGGTAAGATAACGAGCGAAACCATGCCAAGATGAACCAACGAAACCCAACCCTACAATTGCCATTTCTTCCGAATCTGAAACTTCTTTTGGATCTGGATCGTCACCATAATTAATAAGAATGTAATTTGATAAGTTAGTCCAACTTCTCGGTGTAGCGTAACGGACTTCATCAGGGGCTGGTTTTACATTGGAAAATTGAACTGGATTTGCGATAAGATAATCAACCATCATATTCCAACAATTTTCATAACCGAAATTTTCAGCCCATTCAATAACTGTCAAATCGTGATCAAGGATACAAAGACGATTGGAAAGAGCGAGGTCCATTTCATCAACTTCTGTTCTATCTGTTTCACCCAAGTTTCCAGAAGCCATCCAGAAAACATTAGAATTAAATTTGAAGTTACCAATTTGTTTTTCATTCAATAACTGAAGAGCGGCATTACGAACCCTCGAATCACAACGATTTAATTCCTCGACGTGAATAACGGTGGGTCTAACATTTGCTTCAAGTGCCCAATCGGGTACCGCGAAAGAAAGACTGGTAACATCATCACAACTGAGAATAACCTTTACATACTTGTCCTTAATCTTATTGAAATCATCAATATTCAAATAACCTTTTTCGAAAAGTTCGGTAAACCTAAGTAACTGTTCAATTGGGTTCTTTGTAACAGGATAACTACCCAAGTCGGTTTCATCCTTATCAGACAAACGTAAGTCAATATAATTGAGACCGACACTTTTTTCTTCTGGTGTATCCTGATACCACCAAATAACTTTATCACAAATACTACGACCGATAGCTGATTTCGCGTTACCGGGAACACCCCTGATATAACAAGGAGTACCAGAAATCATAATTTTGAAATATCGTTTTTCGGTTTTTGACAATTTCGATAAATCGAATTTCAGTTTAGTTCTTTTTGTTTTTAAGAGAGCCATAATGGGTTTATTTTTGGTTTCGATTACAAAGGTAAGAAAAGTCCAAACAATAAAAAAATTATTTGGAAATTAAAAAATCAAGATAATCCCACATTTTTTGATATTCGTAATTATCATATAACATTTCTTTAAAATGTTTATGTTCTTTTTTATACATATCTAAAATGGGTTTCCCGTTAACTAAACCTTGTTTTACGTTAGCTATTCTGTCACAGAGTTTTACAAAGATTGCATATTTTTCTTTCCTTATACCTTTGTAATATTCATCTGAAAACCTTTCTTTACGGGTTCCTTTTGATTTTGTAGCTAACACATTTGACAAGTTTGCTATTTTAACATTTGTATGAATCATCACATCATTCCAATCAACACCCGTATCCTCAATACAATCATGTATATAACAACCTGATATAACAATATCTCTATCCTTTTCAGGAATATAAAAAATGAAATTATTTGCAATTTCCACTACCATTTCCAAATGAAAAGAATATGGTTTTCCATCGTATAATTGATTTATTGATTGGTGACAATCAAAAGCATATTTTTTTGTTTTTTCTATCATATTACAAATTTACTGAAAATTTTATTATAAAAAAAATTATGACATATTTGAGGATTGAATTTTTATATATAAAAATAAAAGAAAAAGTGTTTATGATAATTTATAAGATAACAAATTTAATTAATAATAAAATATATGTTGGTAAAGACAAATATAACAACCCAAAATATTTTGGTAGTGGGTGTATTTTGAAAAAGTCAATAAAAAAATATGGAATTCAAAATTTTAAAAAAGAAACTTTGGAATATTGTAATACGGAAGAAGAACTAAATTTAAAAGAAAAAATTTGGATTAAGAAATTAAAATCTCAAAATTCAGATATAGGTTATAATATAAGTAGTGGTGGTGACGGTGGTGATACTTTAACAAATCATCCATTTAGATCTGAAATAATTGAGAAAACAACTAAAGCAATCAATAAAATAAAATATAAAATTTCGGAAAATCACGCCGATATTAGTGGTGAAAAAAATCCTATGTTTGGAAAAAAACATAGTGAAGAATCGAAGAAAAAAATGTCAATCAACACTAAAAAATGTTATAAAGAAAATCCGGAATTAATTAAAAAATTGAGTGAAAGAATGAAAGAAAAATCAAAAGGTAGAAACAATTCAAATTATAATCCAACTCCAATATTACAATTTGATTTAACTATGAATTTTATAAAAGAATGGAAAGATTTATATTCTTTAAAAGAAAATGGGTTTAATTCAAAATTAATATCACAATGTTGTATGGGCAGATATAAAAAATCACATGGTTTCGTCTGGAGATTTAAATGATTCATCACCTAAAATTTTATCTAATACGTTTTTTCTAATTTTATTTACATAATCTTCAAATGGTAATTTATCACCATCAATATACCAATTAGTATCATCTTCGTTACCAATCAGTATAAAGGCAGGACCAAATGA